ACTAATAATAAGTTAGGTGCAGCAGGAGTTACTGTACATAAACTACCCAACAAAGGCTATGCAGAAGGTGGCACAATAATGGATGAACAAACAAAAACAGCTTTCGCACTGGGCGGTAGCGTAGACTTAGATACAGTACCAGACAACACTCAAGGTATTGACCCTGTGTCAGGAAACGAAGTTCCCATAGGTTCTACTGCAAAAGAGGTTCGTGACGATATACCTGCACAACTAAGTGAAGGTGAATATGTCGTACCTGCTGACGTAGTACGCTTCTACGGTGTTAGGTTCTTTGAAAACTTACGTGCTAAAGCTAAGTTTGGGTATCAAGATATGGCTGAGAACGGACGTATTGGTGGTGAACCTGTAGACGAACCTGATATGGATATGATGTTTGATATATCTGAACTAGAGGTAGAAGATGATGGTCAACCTATGACAATGAACGAGGGTGGTTATGCTCTTTCACCTGGTGATGAGGGTTATGCTAGTATGGGTGCGCTGGGCTTAGGTAGTGAAGGTATTAGTGCAGGATATGAAGTAGCAGGTAGTGCACCTAGTGTAGAAGTACGTACATATGTTAATGAGGCTGGACACACAATATATATTACATTTATTGATGGTAACCCTCAAACGTCTATACCTCCAGGCTATACACTACAAGTTGAGGATACTGCAGATACTACAACTACTGCTACTACTGCAGCACAACCAGAACCACAGGTTGTAACTCCTAGTGGACGCGACAGAAGCTCAAGACCAATGCCAGCACCAGATCCTATAAATTATAAAGAGCTTACTACAGACGATATTGCTAAGATGTTAGAAGATCAAAACTCGGCCAAATCTACAGCAATAGCATTTGGTGCAGGTGCTATTAATCCTTTACTAGGTCTATTTGTTAAGGGTGCTATGATGGATAGTGCTAGAAGATTAGACAAAGAAATAGAACGTAGGATTGCAGCAGAAGAAACATCTACAGCAGATAGAGCCGTTCTTGAAGGTTTATTAGAGGCATCCAAGAAAGGTAAACCTGGTCTGATTACACGTGTATATGGAGCACTAAAAAATGAGTTCTTCCCAGAGACTGACGATGAAGTAAAAGCAAAAGAAGTAGCTATGAAGATGGATATTGAAGCTGGTGAGGTGTACGACTTTGAAGGTGATATTACTAAAAATATAACACCTACTGAAGGAGCTATTTCTTCTGGTGACCCTGCCATAATGGGTATGGATCAACCAGAAACAAAGCTACCAACAGAGGCAGAAATAATAGCTCCTACAACAGGTAAAGTTTCTACATATACAGATCCTGTAACCAGAGAAAAAACAAAGTTTGAATCTTATGGTCAGGTCACTAGGGATGGTGTGTATGCTGGTGATGGCTTTGAGTGGTATGAGATGGATGTAAAAGGCAGTGACGGTGCTCCTGTCTTAGGTAGAAGATATACAGGGGAAGGTGAAGATAATAACTTAGGTCAAGATACTATTATAGCAACTGAACTTGGTTACGGAGATCCAGCAGACAGAGATGTATTTGTAAAAATAGCTGACATATCTCTAGAAGAAGGTAGTGAGTTTGCATCTAAACCTGGCTCAGCTAATGACGGAGATTTCTTAGAGTTCTTAAAAACAGGAAGCTTTGGAGCCAGTGAGTCTTTTGCAGATCAAGAAGGTAAAGACTTCACTCCAACGCTTACATATGGAGAAGCTCTAGAGAAGGTTAAAGAACCAGAAGTATACGTACCAGAGCCAATAGTCCCAGAAAGTAAGAAGGCTTTTGTATCAAAACCTATAGTAGATGAAACAGATCCTAATAATATAACTACATCTCTTCTGTATGATAACCCATACGGAGACCCAATTACATCTCAACAATTCAGAGATCTTAGAGATAAACGTAAAGCAGAAGAAGAGGCTGCAGCAATTAGTGCTGCTCAAGCCGCCGAGGCTAAACGAGCACAAGAGGCAGAGGCAGCTGCTCAACGAGGCAGAGATCAGTATAAGTCATCTATGATTGCAACTAACACTGTTGCTGCTAAGGCAAAAAGAAGAGGTGCTTCAGCTTCTGAGATAAGTAAAATTAGATCAGAAGGTAGAAAAGCATCCCAGAAAATGTCAGATATTGCTAGAGGCAGACCTGTAACAGGTTTTAAAGAAGGCGGTTTAGCCTCCAAGAAGAAAACCAAAAAGAAGAAGAAGTAACTACAAAAACTTCATATAACAATAAGGCTACCCAGCTTAGGCTGGCCCCATCATAAGGAGTACAACATGATACAAGAGCCACAAGAAACTACGCCGATTAAAACTACATCGGCTTCACATCAAAGAAATGACGCACGTGTTAAGCGTGATCAAGAAGAACTAGAGGCACTGCTAAAGCAAGCACGTGGCGAGACAGATGAAACAGAAGAAGCTGTTGAGGCGCAACCCAGTAGCGAAGATCCTGTCGAACCCAAAGTTCAGACAGAGAGTAGTACCGAACAAGAAGAAGAACCCCAAGGTGAAGCACAAGAAGATGATACCGAGTTAAGTAGTGAAGAGAAAAACTTTAAGAAGCGGTATGGTGATTTACGCCGACACATGCAGGATAAAGAGAAAGACTTTACTGCTAAGCTAGATAAGCTAGAGAAACAATTAGATGCAGCAACAAAGAATGAGCTTGTACTTCCTAAGTCAGAAGAAGAGATTGAAGCATGGGCTAAGAAATTCCCAGATGTTGCAGGTATTGTAGAAGCTATTGCAGCAAAAGAAGCAGATAAGAAGTCTTCTACTTTGGATGCACGTCTTGCTGAAATAGAAGAGTTACGCTCTAGTGCTAAGCGAGAGAAAGCTGAAGCTGAGTTAATACATATGCATCCTGACTTTGTATCTATCAGAGAAGATGATGCTTTCCATACATGGGCAGACAATCAACCTAAGTGGGTACAAGATGCTCTCTATGAGAATGTAGACGATGCTAAGTCTGTATCCCGTGTTATTGACTTGTACAAATCTGATAAAGGTATTGTTACAAAGAAAGCTAATACATCTGATAAGGGCGCAGCAAGTTCTGTAAAGAGTAAACGCTCAGCTGCACCAGAGTCAGACGATAGCTCAACTTACTTACGTGAGTCACAGATTGCTAAGATGAGCATCAAAGAATATGAGAAGCGTCAAGAAGAAATAATGGACGCTCAACGTAAAGGTAAATTTATTTACGATTTATCAAAGAAATAGTTGACATCTGCTTAAAGATGAATACAACTAGGGGCATGTACAGTGTTAGGTATCAACTACCTGTACATGCTTATAACTAAGCTCTAGCCACAAAAAAGAACTACCTCAAGACTAAAGGCCCAGCGCTCAAAGGATGGCAGTCCCCAGAGCAAAGCTGACTACCCTATTAAGAAGAGCCTCTTTAGTTGGTATGAAGCGTAAAATGTCACGCCATATCTATAAGGAGAATTAACTATGGCTATTACTTCCGCAAGTGGTGGATTTAACGGAAACTTTTCCCCGATTATCTACTCAAAACAAGCACAGATCGCACTTCGTCGTGCAGCTGTAGCTAACGCAATCACTAATAACTCTTACTTTGGTGAGATTGCAAACCAAGGCGACGTTGTTCGCATTCAAAAAGAACCAGATGTGACTGTAAACGCTCTTGAGCGTCACACAGCTATCTCTGTTGAAAAGTTGAATGATGAAGACTTCTCTTTGACTATTGACAAAGCTAACTACTTTGCGTTCAAGATGGATGACATCGAGGACCAATTCTCAAATGTTGACTACGTTAGCCTAGCTGCTGACCGTGCAGCATTTAAAATGGCTGACTCAATGGACGCAGACATTCTATCATACATGTCAGGTCACACAACTGCAGGTGCTTACATTACCGCAACATCAGGTGATGCACAGCACGACACAGCTGGAAACCTAACAGGTGAGTTTTTAACTGCTAACCATTTGGACGCAACGGACTTCGGTTCATTGGGTTCTGCTGACTCTGCTTCAACAGCATATGCTAGTGGCGATTCAATCCCATTGGCTCCACGTCTTCCAGGCGCAACAGCGTTGTCTACAGCGACTGTTTCACCTTTGACAGTGGTTGCTCGTATGGCACGTCAAATGGATCAAGCAAATGTTGACTCAAGAGGTAGATGGCTGGTCCTAGACCCAGTATTTATCGAAATGCTCAAAGACGAAGATTCACGTATGTTGAATGCTGACTTCGGTGGAGCAGGTCTACAAAATGGCTTGGTGCTAAACAACCTACACGGCTTCCGTATTTACCAATCTAACTCACTACCTGCTAAAGGTACAGGGGCTGGAACATCTGGTGCATTAGCACAAGACGTAAACTTTGGTGTTATCGTAGCTGGACAAGACGATGCGGTTGCATCTGCTGAGCAGATCAACAAGGTAGAGAACTACCGTGACCCAGACTCATTCGCGGACATCGTGCGCGGTATGCATCTATATGGTCGCAAGATTCTTCGCCCACAAGCATTAGTTACAGCACACTACAACGCTGCATAAAAACTTTAACATTGGGGCTGGTTCATACTGGCCCCTTTGTACTTTTTAGATTCACATATAAAGGGACATCACAAGATGGCTATTACAACTGCAATGTGCAACAGCTTCAAGCAAGAGCTTCTTGGGGGTGTTCACGACTTGGATACAGATACACTAAAAGTAGCTCTTATCAAAGCTTCACCTTCAGCAAATTATGGTGCAGCTACAACTAACTAC